CATCACGAATATCGTCTTGAATGTCAAAGAACTCACCCTGACCAAAGATGGCTTCCATGATCTCGGCATGGCGTGTCTCTACGGCTTGTTGGGTAGCGGGGGTAACAATACGGCTACGCTCAGACTCACGGGTTTTGTCTTGGGCATCCCACTCACCATTGAAGATTCTCTCGTACTCTAGCCAATCATCAAGGCAATTGACATCTCTCCAATCCCTCCATCTATCACAATGGTTGACAACAAAGTTAACTATCTCTTTGTCTGAGTCGCTAGGTTCTTGGAATTCCATGATTGACCTTTAAAGTTTTTTCCACTCGGCAAAAGAGAGTCTTAGGGCATTTGGATCACCAGCCTCACGCTCATTCTCATATTGCTCACGGCTGTTTGCCAATGGGGGATTAACCATTCCACGACCAGCACCTACTTTTTCAGCAGCAGACTGAGCATCCATAGCTTCTTTATATGCTTTCTGATAGCCCTGCTTTATATTCTCAGGTGCTCCACCACCGCTATACATCCCACTAAGAGTGTCAGCAGTTTTGAACTTTTCAGTTACATAGTCAATACGTTTACCCATTTTTATACTCCTGAAATAATATCTACTGGTTGCCAATCCTCGCTATCATCTTCTTCCATGTAAGATGTAACAGCCAGTTGGTCAATGTAACTGAGGGAGTCAGGCAAGTCATCATGGACTCCTTGAGCAGGGAACAGGATTAACTGGTCTACAAACTCATCCCAATCTTCTTCCGAATTTAACACAATTCTGCCATGCTCGAACCTACCTTGTAAAGCCCAGATGATTCTGTCCGCTTTTTTTCTATTCCCGTGGGTCAAATCTACGATGTGGGCATAGGTGTTGTTCTTACGCATCAAGTCCGACAGATAGGGCAAAACAGCGTTCTTTAACGCCCCCCTCTCTATCCCCACACTTAAAGGGCGGTAGTCCCGAATAGCAATCAGTATCTTAGAGGCTGTCTCTCGGATGTCCCATCTTCCGTGTTCAATCTTCTCAACAAACCACTTCCCATCGTCTGTAACCTTAACTATTGAGATAGCAGACTCGTCCAGACGCTTTTTAGCGTTAGCGGCTTGTTTGGCAACTTCCTCGAATCCCGCAAGGTCAACAGCGATGTAATAGCTTCCATGTTCAGGACTAACCCCGTATTTGATCCACTCTTCCTTGAAGATGTCAGAACCCGCATTGGTGAAAGAAGCCATAAACTCTTGCTTAAAAGCAAAGGAACTCAGGGTCTTTTTAGCGGAATCTATCTCTGCTTGGTCAATCAAGGGGTTATCAGCAGTGGTGAAGTGCCATGACTTCCAATCAGGGTCTTCTTCACTTTCACCTAGTTTGAAGGTATCGTAGAACCAGTTTCTCCCCTTTGGAGTGCCGATAAAGAGTGCTCTCCCCCGTTTATCAGACAAACTGGCACGAATGACCTGTTCCCATGCTTCGGGTTTAATGTCGGCAACCTCATCGAGAACGGCATAGGTCAGTGATACGCCACGAAGGGTATCAGGTCTATCCGCACCACGAACGTATATCCTAGCCCCGTTTATCAGGGTAATGTCTAGGTTATTAACGTGACTACTCTGAATAACCTCTCTGCCAAGGTCTAGCAGTAAGTCCCAGATAATCTGTCTTGATTGTCCCATAGTGGGACTCACATAAAGAACCGCAGAGCCTTGTGGACACTTGAGTCCTTCTATCAGTAGGGTAACTGCCGCCATACGTGACTTACCGCACCTACGCCCAGCAGCCACAACCTTGAAGCGTGTCGTATCCTTAAATACCTCTTGTTGCCAAGGAAGTAGAGAGAAGTTTAGATCAGCCATATTTAGCCTCTACATCTTCAGGTTGTTCAGTATTCTCAACAATAATAGGTTCTTGTCCTAAACCAGTGATATTGATGGTTACGGCACTTCTCTGAGACTTATCCTTCTCAAACAAAGAAACAGGAAGAGTCCTATCCAGACACATCTTTAAAGCAACCAATTGATGGGGATGCTCATCATTAAGGGCTATCTCAATAACCTTCTGAGCAACATCCTTACCTCCACTCCTAATCATCAGCTCTTTAAGCTCCTTCAGACGTTGATGGTCTGTCTTAGGTAGTACAAGGGGTGGATTGTCAGCAAACCTCTGTATGGTCATTTTGACTGACCCTTTAGGTCTTCCTCTTCCTCTTTTTTCCATTTTGTCCTCCTTGGAATGGATTAGTTCATTTTAGCTTTTTCTGAGGGTGGGCGGGTACACAAATATCTACCAACCCAACCTACCCCCTCCCCCCCTGTGTTTCCATACAGCATAGGGTTTCTACCTAAGGGTTTCTACCTACTCGTTTACCCTATCAGGGTTTACCCTTGCCACGTTATGTTAAGTGGGCAAAGAGGGGATGCACCTATTTGATGGGACTTGAATTGGTTTAGCATTGTGTTAGTCCCTTACTGGTTCCCTTATGTCATCCCTTACTAGATCACTTGGTTTAGGGCTGTTAGTTGTTGCGAGACCTATTTTTAAATAACCCGTTTCCATGTCAGGGCGATACCCTTGATTGTGGGCCTCTTGGTAGAGTGCCAATACGTTAGCGAATCCCTTTATTAGATTACCCTCACCAGCTGCCAATAGAATCATTTTCTCTGGGGCTGTTAGTGTTCTTTGAAAGTATCGGGTTTGTGGTGTTGACGGCCTCGCCATGTCATCCCCTTAAATAATTTAAATAATTGTACTTTATTAGGGTTTGTCCTAATAGTTTTTTATTTTTTAGGCCATAAAATTACTTTACTTTCATGTGAAAGTGCAACTAATAGGCGTTACATCATGTATCCACAAAGTGCAAAACAAGCTCTAGCGCAGCTTCAATCTATCCCTACAATCCACCAGGACTACAGTTCTTTTAGGTTTTCTAGGTTATTCCATTACGATCACTTAGAGTTAGAGGGGTTCTCTACATCTGAGGGATGCTGGGTTACTTTATGGTCAATCCACAATCTTGAAATGTCAGAATAAGGGGCAAACAATGAAAAACGAATTTTTAGACTATCTGACGGCCATTGCATTAGGTTTAATGCTTTGTATCGGTTTGCTCGAATGGTTTGACGTTTTGGTCAAATAAACTTAACTTTACTCAATAGGCGTTACATCATGGATAAGATCACACAATCGTTAGAATCATTAAACAGGGCTAAAAACGGGGACTCATTAGCCAACTATCAGGCAATTATGCTAGGGTTTGCAGATAAGGGAATTCCAGCAAGTGACATTATTCCCCGTGAAAACGTGTTCACTTATAACGCATGGTTAGCCCTTAATAGACAAGTTCGCAAGGGTGAAAAGGGCGTTAAAGTTGTTACATGGATTCCAGCAAAGGACAAAAACAGCGAAAGTTCTTTCATGCTTTGCAGAAGGTCAACTGTATTTCACATTTCACAAACTGATGCTATTCAGTAATTAGACTGTAAACCCTTTTTTAGGGGTTTATGGCCCAGTGTCTCACTGGGGTTTTTTCAACTTTTTTATAGGCGTTCACAATGACTAAACAACAAATTTTAGCCCTGCAATCAATCGGCAAGGGAATAATTGAAGCTGCAAATATTGATTCTATCGGTGCACCTAGTGGGGTGATCTATAGTGCTCTCATGTCTCATGGGGCATCATTTAATCAATTCCAGCAAATAATGAGCACGTTAGTGCGTCACGGGTTCTTATCGCATGATGATGATTCGAGCACTTACCATGCTACAGAAGCGGGTTTGCAATGGGCTAAAAAGGTTTAAGGGGCTTAATATGACATTTTTATCATTTTCTCACGCTGCAAAACACGCTGTTTATTTATCTCGCAAAAATTCAGATGATTATTACGTTATTTTTGAGGATGGTGAATACCATGCTGCAAGTGACTATGACCTTGAAACCTATTTTTGTGGCAGTTCACCTATAGGTTATGCTGGTTATGGCTTAGATTTTGAACCTTTATAAAATGACATTTTATAGGGTTTTTCCCTATTGCCTAGGGGTTTCATGCCCCTAGAATCTAATTTTCAACTCATAGGCGTAAACAATGTTAACTTTACACACATCGGGCAATTATTCTGCATACCTAGCAAATAGCGCAGGAATCATTGTTGAATCTACTCGAAAAGCTGGGGGTGTTAACATGAAACCCGATCACCCACAATTTGCAGAATATTTAGACGCTTTTAGGTCATCTATTGATCCACATGAGGCCGATTTACTTTGCAAAGCCCTTTTATCCTAATGTTTAGACTGTTGACCCTTAGATTAGGGGTCAATGGCCTAGGTATTTCCCTAGGGTTTAATATTTTTAAAGGTCAACAAAATGCAAGCTATTCACACAAAATATATACCCGCTTCAAATGTCAAAGGCTCTCGAATTAAAGCCACTTCTGACAGCAAATTGAGCGTGACCATTTCCTATCCTCACGAATTCTCAGGCCATTTGGTGCATTTTGAAGCTGTTAAAGCCCTTGTCATTAAACACAAATTAGATTGGGATATTGCCAATATGTGCTGCGGGGGTTCAAGTGATGGCAAGGGCTACACGTTTGTTTTCGCTGATTCAAAGGTTTAATTATGCCTAAATACACAATAACTCATGGGTCTATTGCTGCCGTTCAATATGTGACATTGCCCGATGGCGACAAGGTAATTGTCACCGATGCAAGGGATGGCTCAGAGATCGAATTGCCTAGATTACCCGTAGAGGTTCAAGCTGCCGTAAATGGTCAATTTGGCACTATCTTTGCACTGCCATACGATGACCGACAAGGTTTTATTGATAACTCAATTCCCTTTGATGTAGAGGTGACAGAATGACCTATTACGACAAGGAATTTTCACATTTAGGCGACATTCAAGCCACTTTGCAGCTTAGAAACGAATCAGGGCAAACCCGCTGGATAACTGTTTCACCCGAACAGATCAAGGCAATTTTAGAGATTTTGAACAAAACAGAGGTGACAGCATGAGCCAAATTGAAGCTCTCACACAATGCCTGGTGTTGGCCTTAGTTGCCCCTGATGACCAAAAAGCACAACAAGCCAGCGAATTAGCTGAAAAATTGGCCTTTGGTTTAACAGTAGATCAAGTTGAACAATGCAAAGCAAATGCCTTAGATTCTCTCGAAAAGGTTGGCCTGTGATTTATGCAATAGCTGCCCTAATCCTTAGAATTCTGTCAGGCAAACGATAAACCCTCAGACCCGCACTAAAAAGCGGGTTTTTTTACGCCTATAAAAAGCCCTTGTTTAAGGCTCTAAGGGGCTTTACCCTTCCCACGCTATTCCCTAGTGCCTAAAAACGGCTTAAAAGGGGCTTGAATCGCCTTCTAGGGGCATTTCCTGCGTCAATCTGCGAATGGTAACGTCTAGGGCTGACAACTCATCCATTTTTTTAACCCGCCATATTGCCTTAGTGCCATGCCAGCTATTGTGGCAATCACGGCATAAAGCTATCACGCAATATTGTAGTTTTTGCTCTATGTGATGTGCGTCACTTGGCCCATGTTGATCGCACACTGAGCATGGCAATAGTTTAACTTTTCCAATATGTAATCTATGCCTTGCGCTTAGTTTGTTATTCATTGGGTATTTTTTATTTCATGCCTAGCACTATATTGCTCAGTTCTATATACCTCGATGCGGGTTTGTGCTGCTGTCATTAGCCAACGATAGCGTTCTTCTAGTTCCACTGCTTCCCTGATTCCTTCGAGTATTTCGATGTAATCAGCATGAGCATAGGCGTAGGTTTCCTGCTTTCCTAGAACCTCAGTTCCCGCTTGGCTCATGAGCTGGGCTTTGCGGCTTTTCCTGAATTCCTCTAAGTACATCCTAGTGGCCTTGGCCTTGCTATAAAGGGGTGCAGTGTCAATCAGGAATTGGATTGCTTTGGTGGGTTCGTTCATACATCCTCGGTCTTGTAGTTTAGTTTATGGTGCTGAAAACGCATTGCCGCCTCACACTCCATCTCTTTAAACTGCTCATCAGAAAATAGCCCTATGACGTTTTTTCCCTCAAACCACACTTCTTTAATTGATTCGTTAAAGGTTGAATCTTCGTCTGATTCATACTCATAAACTACTGTAACGATCTCGCTACCCGCACCTACTGTTGTGTCAAATTCCCATGTTGATTCCATTATGTAACTCCTGTTGAAAATTAAATGTTATTCCTGTTTTGGAATGTTTGGAATAGGTGTTTACCCTATGGTAGATACTCTTTTACGCAAATATCCACACCCGACAAGGTTGAGTAAACTCTGGTGATGTGGTGATTGATGATCTGACAATCATCCATGTAAACGACCCCATTCATTGCGTCTTCTACGCTCTTGAGGACATTACTAGAATCTGGTTTCTTCATTGGTTGCTCTGAGCCGTTTAAACACTCTTGCACCTTTTTCTTTGAGAAAGATTTAGGGATCGGGACTCGGATGTAAAGATACAGGCTAACAGGGGTTTCTAAAGGTTCAGAACTTCCCATTGCCTCGATTGCGGCATCCTTGAGTAAAGCCTCGTAGTTTCTTGTTTTGTCAGGGGTGTAAGTCTGGACAAAGTTTCCTCGCCTAGCGTATCTTGCTCTTTGTTTGCCAACAGGGTCAGCATCCAACTTAAAAGTCACCATGAAAGTCATAGAAGTGTCCCATCTTTGATTCGGTTCATATATTCCCTTATGCGATCTCTTGCACCAGTTCCATAGATTCTCTCGGCTCTCTCTAATCTCGCCCTGATAAGGTCACGATTCTTTCCCCACTCCCAATTCCGATACAGCTCTCTAGCCTCGGCTTGCTCAAGAATTACTCTATCGCTTGGGTTCTCTGTGTTTCTTCTACTCCAAGTCACCAGTTAACTCCAGTGCTGTGTTTATCAGGTGAAGCGGGTATGGCACACCATCTTTCACTCGGTCTAGCAATCTCATAGCTTCAAAATAATTCATACAAATAAAAGTTGTTGGGTTTTTACAGTAGTTCCAGAGTCGTATCTCTGTGAGTCGCCTTTGGGATACGGCATAACTTCGTATTTCAGCTTTGACCGCATAACTTTTTTATCAGTCTTTGACCCGTGAAAGATGATGTAACGATGCTTCCTAGATCGTTCGACATAGTAAAAGTCATCGCCATGAAGCTCTTTTATCTCTGCCAAGGTCAGGCCATCGCCAATGGTTTTGGCGTGTTTATGCTCTTGTCCTTTGATTGTCCAATCAATTCTGTTTGCTGATAAACCCGTGTAAAGGAAGTTGGTGGCTTGGTAAACGTAGCCCACATGACCTTTACTCGTGTCGGCAAACGAAACCACAATCATAGGTTTTGGCAATAGCTTGATTGAGTTCGCAACCAAGAATGATGCTTCGTTTTTGTGGTTATCCAACAAACAGACTCGGTTTAGCTCTAAAACTTTGTCTGAGTATTCTTTGCCACAGATTCCCATGCAAAGTGGTGGTGAGGCGGGAATCCCATAAGTCACTACGCCAACCAGAATGTCATCTTTGTAAAGCCCAAACGCAAACATTATTTGTGGCATACGCTTGGCATAGTGTTTTTCAAGCAACCAAGGCTCAACTTCAAAGTTGTTTATTGGCAACACTTTCATGCTTTTCTCCGCAACTCTGCCATCTTTGCCAATACCTCAAATGGTATGGGTGCGGCTTTTAGGTCATCAGCTTTAATCTTTTCCAAAGCGGCATCAGGCTCATTTTTTGATGGAACTGTGAGCCTCACAATGTCTGCGGGGTTTGGTTTGACAACCCAATCTGCTTTAAATGCTTGCCAACCACGAACTACACATTCTTCCAAGGCTTTCTCTAGCGACCATCCAATCTTTTGCGCTTCGCTTGAAATTGCATCAATGGCTCTCTGGGTTATCGGTGCTCTTTTGGCTTTCCTCAATGTTTTGAATTCTTGCCAAACAGAATTAGAAACGCCTTCAGGCGGTGCAACGCTAGTTGCTTTCTTCTTTGTCTCTGTCTCTACCTCTGTCTCTGTCTCTGGGATAGCAACTTGCTTGCGTTCTGCTAGCACTCCGCTAACAAGTATGAAAAAGTCGTTATCAATCAACGGCTTAACTCCATCTTGGTATTCTTTGGGTGAGATGTGTAAACGAAACACTAGCTCATCTAGTGAGCCATCAAAAACACCATCTTTTGACTCACTTGCAAGCAACCAGAGCATAGGTGCTATCGCTTTGCTAGCAATAGGCAAGCGCATAAAAGCTCTGTCGTTTAACAGGTCACGATGAAGTTTTATCCAAGGTGGGCAACGATCTTTGTAGTGCTGAAAGATAGCCCAATTTTTTGGCTGTAAAAGCATAATATTTTCCTCGCTCTGTCCTCCCTCTTACAAAAAGAAACAATGGAAGGAGGGGAGGCTCTCTTTTCGGAACGGGGATCAATCCATTCCTATCCATGCTTCAAAAC